AAATATAAGGTTCAAGTAGAAATGCCAGCTATTACTTTTGGTTGGATATTAGTAGACGCATTAAATGAGGAAGAAGCTTATAAATTAGTAGAAGAAAAATTAAATATTGAAGGTGTAGAAGCTGTTAATGATTGGCAAGAAGAATTATATTATTTTAATGAAAATATAACAATAACAACAGACAGTATTGAAGAATATAATGAATTAGAATAATAGGAGATATATCAATGGCAAAAATAGCATCAAAGAAGGCAGTACAAAAGGCACCAAGAAGGGCAGCAAGGAAGGCTCTACCAAAACCTTCAAGGGGTTTAGCAGGAACATCAAAGCTACAAGGTACAGTCAGGATTAGAGACTTGTACAATGACGGTGCTGAATATGAGCTACCAAGACAATTGGGTAGAAAGTACCACGTAAAAGGAGAAGGTGATAACAAGGGTGCTAAATATGTTTCTCTAGACGTTCCTATAATCATCACAGAGACAAATACCACTACTCAAATTACTGGAACAACAGAGACAGTAACCAAGGTGACAAAAGAGATAGCAAGAATGCCTCAAGACCTATTTAGAAAGATTTATGATGTTGGTAAGGCAGGATACGTTAACGATTATGAAAAATATGAATTAAATGAGGATGCTTTTCCACCATATTTTGACATTCTGTAAAACCAAGGTAGAAAAAGCAATTAGGCCAGTAATAAGCTGGCCTTTTTACTTCTACAGGTTCTAATGATATCGGTCCCATAGCTATCTGTGTTATTGTCCTTGGCTCTGGTGGTACTGGTGTGTTCCTTTTAATCCACTCTGCTTCAGCTACCTTTCTTTCTGCTTCCATCTCCAGTAGCAGGGAGAAGTCTAAATCGGGCTTGTCAGTCATACCTTTCCTCCCTTGCTGCGGTAGAAGTCCTTCCACTCCTGCCTATTGGTGATGATGGTATTCAGATCACGCTCAATCTCTTTCCTCTGCTCTACGTCTTCACAAGCCTTCAGAGCTTCCTGTAGCTCGTAGATACCTCTATCCAGCTTCTTTATGTTCTCATCGTAGGTCTGTTGGATCAATTCAGCCTGATTGGTAGCCATATCATCCTCCATCATTCAGTGACAATTAGTAGCATCGGCAGCAAGTAAGAAAATGATTATTAATGCGGCTAGAGGATAGCAGATGAGGGCTAGGATTACTATTCCTGTGATACCCAAGGTCCAATTTCTTATTGAATGATCTTTCTTCTGTACGTTCTGTTTGGTTGTCATGTATTCCCCTATAGTAATATGTAAACAATTATGGCTACTAATACACCAGCAATGACCTTCCAGATGATAAGCTTGGTCTTATTCTCAAGAATTTCTGTATCCTGTAGATGAATTACATTATTAGCTGCTGTTACTTCTGTTTGTAGAGCCTGTATAGCACTCAGGTCATCCCTTTCTCTTGTCTGAAGGGTGGTCATCTCTTCCTGATTAAGTATAGTACCCACCTTGACTACTACCTCTATATTTTTACGATTCACTACCTTGGCTACAGATACAGAAGCCTCATTACTGGCCTCCTGATAGCGTTTTTTGGCGTCCTGAACCTCTTGGGCAATGGTTGTATGCTTATTGCCTTTATTTAAGCCTGAAGCCTTCCTATAGAGAATACAGCTACTAATTAGTATGGTTAAAATAGTAATAGCAGATACAGCTACTCTTACCTTTGAAGCTGGTGATAGTATTGTTGTTAGTATGTTCATACTATATTTCCTTAAATTTATAGGTAATAGTCTTACTTGGAAGATCACCTTGTAGTAATATGAAATTTTCAGTGTGACCCATACGGCTCTTTTGTATATTTAGTGTTCTTTTGCCCCAATTCTTATCCTCATTTGAAGCACCTAAACCTAATACTAAATCAAAGCCTTGTAAGGAACCATAGCTTTCGCCTACAGCAGAAGAATTAAAGGTATTCATGCCTACAGCACTTCTATTTGATTGTTGTGCTGTTAGTAATGTTACATTATGTTCTCTCGAAATAGCTACTAACCCCATTGCGGCTTCTGATAATTGCTCATGCTTATTGTCATACGTATTAGACATTTTTAAATACCCAAACCAATCTACTACAATTACATCAGGTGCCCACACACTTTTCTTAAAGCGATTAATGAAGGCATTTAATTCAAATACTGTTATAGAATTTGGGCAGAAATACTTAATCATTGGTGTAGTGTTGTAATTATTAAAGGTTTTAATAGCATCTACTCCTATTTGTGGATTATCTATCAATTCCTTTGATGAATGTCCTGTCAATACTCTATCAAATCTATCGATCATTTTATCAGCAGCCATTTCAAGAGAAATGAAAAGAACCTTCTTGTCTTGTTTCATAGCTTCTACAGCAAAATTAACCAACAGAGCACTCTTTCCCATACCAGTAGGTGCTATCACAGAGATAATTTCACTCTTGGCAAATCCACCTTCAATCAAGCTATCGAATTTAGGAAATCCAGTAGACCACAGACCTTCGCGTGTGATGGCTGCTCTATCACAGATTGGTACATCTAAATAGCTAACGCCCATATCTTCATCTACTATAAAGCTCTTACTACATGCCTTAGTAATATTAGAAACAATTTCATCATACTTTGCTTCCTTAACAAGATCAAGAGCATTATTAAAGGTTCTAATTACGCCCTGATGCTTAAGAAATGTGAATACTGTAGCCTTTATCTCTTCGTGATCAGCATTAGAAAGAGCAGAACCTGCTTCAATAACCTGATTAAGTCCATATACTACAGGCTCTTCATACTCTTTAATGATGAAGTAATTTTTAACCATATTTAAGGTTACTGATCCTCGTCTTTTGTAAAGATCCTTAATGACATCAAGTAATTTTAGATGAGCAAGAGAAGCACTTATATGTTTTTTCTCTAATTCAGGTTCAATTAATCTCAAAAATTCAGGATCTTTGATCATTAGATATAACAAACCAGACTGATAAGGCTTACCTAATGGCAATTGAATGTCTAATGGTGTTATATTTTCTAATGAGGGTTCCTGGGGATTATTGGTATGATACTTATTCTTTTGGCAGGGATGGCATACTAACCCCTTATTGATTTCTTTTTCTATACCGCATACTTTACATACTTTTAACATTTTATACCACCAAACGACTTATTTTAGATGGTCTACCACCCATTTTACCAACATCGGAATATGTTCTTTGTTTTGCTAAATCCTTGAGTAATATAGCTTTTCTATTTTCCCACAAGCTATCAAAACGTAATTCAGACACTCTATCCCATTTACTATCATCTAACCACATTGCGTAATGTGCCTTAACATCATCTAAAGAATTAACAACCTCACCTTGAGCAATAAGAATACTTGCTAAATGAATAGCGTCAACGGTTCCTACACCCTCAATAGATAGACACATCAAAAAGGTATCATTCAAAATAGCCTTATAGAAGTAATTATCATTCTTCTTCATATTAATCCTCTAAACAATCTATAACATTCTTTAATTTATTTCTTAATGTTTCGCTGAAAATCGTATCAAGCTTTTTTTCAATTTCATTATCTATCCACCACTTCTCAACCTTCTCCTCAACCTGCTTCTGTGCTAATAATTCCCTTTTTAGCTTTTGGATAGCATTGAAGCTGTCTCTATGCTCTTCTCTGTATTTCTGCTGATAAGCATTTAGTCTCTGTAAACGCTCTTCTGATGTCAATTTTGCTTTTCCGGCCATTTTATCTCCTGTGATATGCCTACTAATTAATTGTGCTCATCTTACATTTCATATATCGAAAAATATATCAAAAAGCGAAATATCTATATATTTTTTTAAGTGCTTAATTTTCAACACTTGACTAAATAAATAACCTAATGTAAAACCTAATTGACCATTTAGCTTTCAAAAAGTAAAGCTAATACATAACCTAATTGACCCATTTAGCTTTCAAAAAGTAAAGCTAATGGAAACCATATAAGATATAAGATATAAGAATTAAGAAATCAGAGATCAGAATTAAGAGAGCTGAAAATTAATTTTGCCCTTTCTATATCTTTATCTCCAAAAAGCCTCAGCCGGAGGCGATTCTTTCTCTGTTCTTTGTCCTTTGGACATTTAGTAAACATTCCGCGCCACGCCACGATACCCTCATTCCTCGGCGGAATTTGGCGGAATTTGGCGGAATTTGGCGGAATTAATCGTAAAGGACTGATAGACAAGCTCGGCGGAATTTGGCGGAATTTGGCGGAATTTGGCGGAACCACTATAAAAATATATTTTGATGCTTAAGTCTAATCATTTCAATACAGACCCTTAAAACGTGCTAAATCGGCCCTTAATAGACGATAAAAAATTAGAATTATATATATGGAGAGAATTATATGACACCAGATGAACAGACAGAATTAACAAGACTATCGAGAGACCTATTTGACATATCAGTATCATTTAGAATAGCAGCAAAGGAAAAGAAGAGCAAATTAGAAGTATTAGGTATAATGAAGGACTATTGTATCAATATGAAAGACCTACACGACTATGTAGTATCTTTAGAGACACAGATAGTAAATGAACCTACATTAGATGATTTATTAGACTTTGAACCAGAATGTCCAGATGAAGATGAGGAAGAAGATGAAGATACTGATAATGAGGACTGTAAGTAATGTACTTTGAATTAGAAGGATTACCAATTAGTACCAATGCTTCACTATTAGCAGCTAATAATAGATTAATTCATACTCCAGCCGCCAGAAAGTACCGCAAAGAGACAGAAGAGGTCATACAGGCCCAGCTAACGCAGCAGATGAGGGTAAATTCAGACATGGTGAAGGAGCTTAAATCATTAGAGGGAGAGCCCCTATTCTGCCATATCAAGTATTACAGCGACTGGATAACAAAGACAGGAACATGCCGGAAAAAAGACATCTGTAATTTAGAAAAGCTGTTGTTAGACAGCGTGTTTAGCGTATTGAAGAATAATGGATTCGCGCTAGATGATAGTCAATTGTATCTTGTTCTATTAGCAAAACACGATGGTCAAGGTATAGATAAGGTAGAAATACATATTAATATACAAGAAAGGTTTAGATTCATATGAGTAATATATTTGTAGTATCACAAGACTTAAGAATATTACATATGTTAAAGGGTTCAGAGATGATATCAGAAGACCTAATAACAAAGACAATAGAACAGAATTTCAGAATAAGAAAACAAGAAGACCTATCACATCATCAATTCTACCAGAAATTTCATCAGGATTTAGAGAATGGAGTATATACAGCATATTTATTAGGAAGAGATGAAAGACGTAAATTCTATCTGTCTAATGAATGGTTAGCTCTAAAGAAGAAGGCAATGAGTGAGCATAAACAGGAATGTGTAATGTGTGGTGCTACAAGAGACCTACAAGCTGACCATATTAAGCCACGATGGAAGTATCCAGAATTAGAGCTTGACCCTGAAAATATCCAGATACTATGTAGAACGTGTAATAATAAGAAATCAGGTAATTAAGATAATGAGTAATAACATATCAAAGATTAACATATCAAAGATTAACACAATTAAGATTAATCCATATAACGAAGAATATGCTCAAGAATTATTAAAGACTAATACAGGAGAATGTATTGTCTATTGCTGTAAATCTCTACCAGGAATGTTCTTAAATAAGTACAACAAATGGAAGATATTAACAGAAGAGAATAGAGAGGATATATTACAGGAATTATGCATATCTACAATACATGCAATAAATAGCTATAATGGATCTACAAAGCTCATGACCTGGATCTGGAATAGGATGAGATACACCATGTTAGACATAGGGAAGAAGGAGATACCATATATAGATTTCTTCCCCTCACAATTAGATGACTATAATTTACCAGATACAGATACAGCTAATTTGGATGATATAGATACTAATATGTTCTAATAGCCTCATCTAACAACACTATAATATGTATGAAAGATTAAACAAACGAGAGGAAAAAATGAACGATGAAAATTTGAAGAAAACCAAAGGTCGCCCAAAAGGTGTAAAGAATAAGGTTAACGCAACCATCCAACAGATGCTCCTTGACTCTCTTAACAACCAGGGAGACATCAAATGGTTCGATAAGCTTGCGGTAGAGGAACCTAAAGCCTATGCCAACCTAATTGCCAAGCTAATTCCATTGCAATTGATTGGTGGACAGGCTGGAGAGGCTCCCTTATCTATTTCTGTACGCTACGAAAAACCCAAGGAATAATATCTACATAATGCTTACTCATATCAAATTGTGCTGTAAGCATTATTAGTATTAGGGTTATGTTTTTGGCTGCTCCTGAAATCAAAATAACGTCAAGAGCACCATCAAAAATTAGAGGTATGGGTGTGTGGTGATCTGTGGTGCTTCAAAAATTAAAAACAGCCTCTTGAACCCTAAAATTTCATTAACCCCGGCTTTTTTTGATACCTTTTTGAGCCTTTGTTGTCTCACAAGGACTTACACCAATTCACCCAATCAAGAGCAGGTAGGATTTCATTAACCCCGGCTTTTTTTGATACACCTTGAACCCTATTACTCTCTCCCAATGACTTACACGTATTATCATTAAAAATTTTGATTAAAGCCTATATACGCTCAGGACCAAAACCCATTTTATGACACCTACTCAGATAAACATTGCTATACCAGATAAGCTCTCCTTCTTATTCGCTCCACATAGATATAAGGTAGCTTATGGAGGTAGAGGTAGTAGTAAATCTTGGTCAATGGTAATAGCCCTTATTGTTAAGAGCCTTGAGAAAAGAATCAGAATCCTGTGCTGCCGTGAGGTCCAGAAATCAATTAGAGACTCTGTACACAGGCTTATAGGCGACCAGATAGAGCGTCTAGGGCTTGGTTCATACTTTGAGATTACACAGAGAGAGATTAAATGTAAGAGGACAGGTTCAGTATTCCTATTTGCTGGTTTAGCTGATAATACCGTAGAGAGTATTAAATCATTTGAGGGTTGTGATATCTGCTTTGTTGAGGAAGGTCAGACAGTATCAGAACGTTCCTGGAAGATTCTAATTCCTACAATACGTGCTGATAATTCTGAAATATGGGTAGCATTCAACCCTGAATTAGCTACTGACCCTACCTATGAACGCTTTGTAACCTGTGCTAATCAGATAGAGGATTGTGTATCTGTTGAAATCAATTATGATGACAATCCATACTTTCCTAATGTTCTACGTATGGAAATGGAACAGCTTAAGGCTAATGACATTGAAGCTTATAACAATATCTGGTTAGGTAAATGCAAGAGACACGGTAATGCTGTTATATTTAGAGATAAGTATATATCCTATGACTTTGATGATAAGGTAGGAGATGATTGGTCTCCTTTCTATGGTGCTGATTGGGGATTTGCTAATGATCCTACAACGTTTATTAAGTCTTATGTCTATGAACGTGTACTATATATTCAGCATGAGGTGTTTGCCTATCAATTAGAAACAGATATGGCTCCTGCTCAATTTGATTTAATCCCTGGTGGTAGAGAACATATCACCAGAGCAGACTGTGCTAGACCAGAAACAATCAGCCATATGAAACGTAATGGCTATAAGAAGATGATTGCCTGTAAGAAATGGTCAGGTTCTATAGAGGATGGTATTGATTACATGCGTTCCTTTGACCTTATAGTAATTCATCCAAGGTGTACACATATACTGGAAGAATTCAGATTGTATTCTTATAAGGTAGACAAGCTATCAGGAGATGTATTACCAGACATTGTAGATAAACATAATCATGGTATTGATGCTATCAGGTATTCATTAGAGCCTCTGATATTAGGATATAAGAATAAGATAAGCCCTAGACCAGAACCTAAATTGCTTAATTCATATGGTCAAGAGATTAGCATGGCTAGGTGTATGAACCCTAATATGTGGATTAGCTAATATCTATAATAATGATGATGATCTTGATATTGAGGATACTGAAGTAATGGAAAAAGACTATGAGAAGCGTGATGTTCTAGATAAAGCTAAGAAGAATTTCAAGCTAGCCCAGTCGGCATGGGAAAAGCAATACAAGCTATCTGCTAAGGATTTACGCTTCTGTAGCTCTGAACATCAGTGGCCAGAAGAGGTCAAACAAGCACGTATTGGAAGACCTACCTATGCTTCAGACCGTATCAATGCCCAGGTTAAATCTCTTGTTAATGCCCAGCGTGAGAATAGACCTGCTGTTACTGTCCATGTTTGTAATGATGGTGCTGATGAAGATACAGCAGAAGTAATTCAAGGGCTCTGTAGACACATTGAAGTCTCATCTGATGCTGATTTAGCTTATGATCAGGCATTCGAAGATACTGTTAGATGTGGTATTGGTTTCTGGCGAATTCTAACAGGTTATAAGAAGGACACCTTTGATCAGGAAATTACTGTAGAGAGTATAATTAATCCATTCTCTGTCTTATTAGATCCTGGCTTTAAAAAATTAGATGGTTCTGATATCAATTGGGCTTTTATTGTTGATACCATGACAGAAGAGGAATTCAAACAAGAATATCCTAATGCTGATCTATCTGGTATGACTAGCTCTATATGGAATAATCTACATTCAAAAAATCCTGAGTGGTTCAGTAATAATGGTAAGATATGTACTGTAGCTGAATACTTTGTCAGGGAAGAGAAGAAGAAGAAATTAGTCAAGCTATCTGATGGGCGTGTATTACCTAAAGAGGAATTAGAGGATGGTGATAAACCCCTAATTCTTATGGAGAGAGAACATACAGAGCCTATTATCAGATGGTATAAGCTTAATGGTATTGAGATATTAGAAGAGACAGTATGGGTAGGTGATCGTATTCCTGTCATTCCTGTCTTTGGTGATGCTCTACTTGAGGATGGACAGAGAATATATTCTGGTCTGGTTCGTAAGGTAATGGAAGAGCAGATGATGTTAAATGTAGCCAAGACTACGGCTATAGAATTAATTGCTGCTACTCCAAAAACACCTTGGATTGGTCCTACAGGCTTTGTGGGAGATAGAAAGAATGATTGGCAAGATGTTAATATCAAGAATCTGGCCTATTTAGAGTATGAAACACGCGACGACATGGGTAATGAGCTACCGGCTCCTACCAGAAATGTCCAAGAACCACCTATACAGGGTGTTTTAGAGCTAATGAACACCATTGAGAATGATATTAAGGGCACAAATGCCCTATATGATCCTTCTATGGGCCAGAAAATCAGTAATCAGTCTGGTGTAGCGGTTAAGGCTCTACAGAGTGCTGGTTCAATGGGTAATTACCATTATTCTGACAATTTAAGTAGGGCTATTAGGCTTCAGGGTCGTATATTCCTTGATCTAATACCTAAAATCTATTCTGAAAAGACTGTTATTAGGATTGTTGGTATAGATGATAAGCATAAGATGATTACTATTAATGGTGATGGTAGCCCTGAAGAGACTGGAATTGAAACAGTAGATGGTGTAGCCAAGATTTATGATGTTACTACCGGTAAATATGACATCACTGTGACTGCTGGACCTTCCTACCAGACCAAGAGACAAGAGAATGTCAGCATGTTGTTTGATCTGGCCGGTAAAGACCCCGCTCTGATGAATGTAGCGGGTGATCTGATCGTTTCCCAGCTAGACAGTCCCATTGCCATCCAGCTACGTGAGCGTCTTGAAAAAGCCCTTCCTCCTGGTCTTCTGGAGGATAAGGATGCTGATAAGAGCATTCCTCCAGCCATACAGCAACGTCTACAGCATGACCAGCAGATAATTCAGCAGCTAACCCAGACCCTCCAGAAAGAGACTGAATTGGCTGATAAGGTCCAGGCTGGGGAACAGACCAAGCTACAAATTGCCCAGCTAAATCAACAGACAGAATTGATGAAGGCTAAGGCTGATATGGAGCACCAGTCTAATATGCTGCTCTTTAAGGAAGAATTAGCTGATATGAAGAATAAGCATCAGATGACTCATGAAATGGCTGTACAGCTTCAGAAACACATATTAGACGTAGATAAGCTTCATCATCAGGCAGCTAATGATGTAATACAACAATCTGTAGGTGCTGCTCTTAATCCACAGCCTGAACCACAGACCCTACAAGAGCCTAAAGCACCAGCTAAAATTACTCCTCCGGCTTAATTAATGAGCTATCCAGTAGGAACATCAATATCTTATGTAGCTTCAGCTTCTACTGCGGGTCTACCTTCAGATACCTTTACCTACTCATGGACATTTGACGATGGTGCTACAGGTGTCAATGCCTCTCTAAATCATACCTGGGGAACAACAGGATTACATAGTGCTACCGTTACAGCTACTGATACTAATACATTTGGTACAGCAACAGCAAGTAATTCAATTCAGGTAGATCCTTATACCTGGGCTAATATCGGCTCAGGAGCTATATTACAAACCAATTCAATAGGATTACAGCTATCTCCTACCTCTGTTATGATGTGTGGAGGAGGGCAGGGATCTACCAAGACAACACAAGTATTTAATGGAACCTCCTGGTCTTATGGTTCTACTATGAATTACTACAGATATCTACCTTATTATTCGAGAGGAGCATCTGTACAATTACACGATGGAACATGGTTAGTAGCTGGTGGAACCTGGAATTTTAATTACACAGGATGGATTGATGGCTCTGGTAAGACAGCAGAGACTTATGATCCTGTATCTACTCATTGGACAGTAACCGGGCTAATGAATAATGCCAGAGGAGCAGGTGGCTTATTATTGCTTCTGCCTAGTGGAAAGGCTGCTATTTTTGGTGGTATGCTTTCAACAACAAAGACTTATGAAGTATATGATCCTACTACTAGAACATGGGCTTATCAAGATGCCTTTAATAATGCTTACGAGCTTCCTGGTGCTATAGAAGGTAATTCTGGTTTATTTCCATCTGGTCTTACATTAGCAGATGGTAGATTATTTGTTATAGATGCTGGTAATACAAGTGGACATACCTATATCTATACAGAGTCTACTAATACATGGTATATTGGTCCTGATTTACCTGCCTTTGATACTGCTAATCAGCGTGGCTTTATTGTACAATCTGGAAATTATGTCTATACATCTGGCTATGATGATACAAATCAACAATTCTTTTCCAGGTATGATTTAACAGCTAATACATGGACTAGATTAGCAGATTGTCCTTATCCTGCTGGTGATTTAACAGCTATAGCTATGTCTCATGGAATTATGGTATATGGATGTAGTCAGAATACACCACATCCTACAAGTGTCTGTTCTTACTATTATATATTTGCTACTAATACATGGTCTACATATAATTACTATGACATCAGTAGAGCTTATCAGGTATATAATACTACTCCAGCTATGACTATAAATGGATATCCTTTACTTATAATGGCAGATGGTACAAATGCCTATCCAGCAGAAAAATTTCAAGGTAGCTAGTAAATCTTACTATAATAAGATATGAACACATTAATAAGAGACTTGGACTCTTAAAACCATGAACAATCTTGGAGAACACCCATGAGTACTGAATACAATGATATGAATGTTATTCTTGTTAAAGCTAAGGCTGATAAGGAATTAGCCAAGGCAGCAGAAATAGCAGAGGTAGCTAAAAAGGCTGCTGAAAACAAAGAAATCTTAAAGTCTGTGGTCAATGAACCCGAACCAGTAGCATCAGACACTACTAAAGAGGAAGAAGTAGAAGTAGAGGTATCAGAGGATGCTGTATTAGCATCTGATGAAGAAAACCAAGAAAATACTGAAGTCCAGGCAGATGAACCTGCTAAACAACCACGAAGCAAAGCCGCTGAAAAGCGTATTGCTAAGCTGGTGAAAGAGAGAGAACAGCTTAAGGGCCAATTAAATCTCCTTCAAAACAACCAGCAATCTTCTCAATCAAATCAAGTACCCCAGCAAATCCCTATTGATCCAAGCATTATTGATCCAGCATTTCCCAATCCAGCTAATTATAAGGATGGTGTAAATGACATTGATTATCGTTTAGATGTTAGGGAATATCAAAGGGAACAGGCAAAGAAAGATATAAATTTCAAGACAGCTATCAAGGCTGCTATTGAGAAATATCCAGATTTACCAGAATTGATAGCAGAAGATGCCAGCCGTACAAATGCTACGATGGCTCAAATGATAAAGGAAAGTCCAGTATCAGCAGACTTATTCTACTACCTAATGGCTAATCCAGAGGTAAGTAATAAGATAGCTGAAATGTCTCCCACTCAGTCAGCCAAGGAGATAGGAAAGATAGAAGCAAAATTGGAGGATAAGGCTAAGACAGCTACACCCTCAGCTAAAAAGGTAGCAAACCTACCCGCTCCACTTACACCTATTAAATCTACCAAGGCTGCTGGAACCTCACTTAAACAAAGTAAATATACCGTGTATTAATATTATGAAGACATGTTCTAAATGTAAAATTGAAAAATCTATAGAGTGTTTTTCCAAGGATAAAAACCGTAAAGTAGATATTTATCCTAGATGTAAAGATTGTTGTGCTACTTATAGACTTTCCGTTACTAAAGAGTCTAGAAAACAATACAATGATAAATACATCAAGTCAGATAAAGGTAAGGAAGTAAGACACACCTACTCTATCTCTGATAAAAAGAAGCAACAAGACAAACAATATATAAAGACAGAAGCTGGTAAGAATACTAGAAAGATGGCACAAAAGACATATTTCTTAAACCACCCTAATTTAGAAGATTTAAGAGCAATAAGAAGCTATATTACTTTTGTTATTAAACCTTCTATCCTTGAACGAGATAATTATTCTTGTCAATTATGTAAAATAAATAGAAACCTTGTTATTCATCATGTAATACCCGTAAAGATTGATCCCTCACAAATACTTAATCCTGCTAATTTAATAACCTTATGTAAAAATTGTCATAAAAAAGCGCATAATGGTTCTTGGCATGATCTAAACAAAACAATAGCTTTACATTTGACCCATTTAATAAAGGAAATATAAAAATGGCTATAAGTTCTAATATTTTCAACAATAGAGTTGAAATTACCGCTTCTGCTCTTGATACCGTCAAGAACAATTGCCAGATGGCTTCTCGTGTAGCCAGACGCTGGGATGGTGACTATCTTCAGTCTACAAAGATTGGTGATACCCTCAATGTCCGTGTCCCTGGTTTCTACCCATATCGTTCTGGTGCTACTGCTAACCCCACTGGCTACAATGATACCTATGTGCCTGTCGCTTTGGCTCAGGGTGGTGCTGACATTATCCTAACCAGCAAAGAGCTAACCCTCAATGTTGATGAATTCAAAAAGAACGTAACAGATCCTCTCATGGCTACTGTATTCCAGCAAATTGATGCCAGCATCATAGCTCAGGCTAAGCTCTTTAATCAATTCTATGGTAAAGTAGGTACTGCTATCACCAATTTAGTACCCTTCCTAGATGCTAA